ATAGCACTATTTTTGCCAGGCCATAAAGTAAAAAAGCCTTGCCTAAGAATTTCTTCGACATCTTCTATACTGTATTCGTCTTGATATTTAACCGCTTGCTCTATCCAAGGTTTACACCTTTGCCACTCTATCTCCCACGGCTCTAATATTTTAGATTGTTGCTGTGGCTGAGAGAGTTCCGTCATTTGCGACACTAATTTTATATTTTGTTCCATTTGGACTTACTAATACTAATTCTGTTAAATCGCCTCCACCCACTTCTATTCGCTCACCTTTCTTAAAAGACAAACCATCTCGGTATTCTATTTCAGAGACTAAATAATTTTGGTAATCAATATCAAAATTTCCAGATGGTTTTTGTAAAGACCTTCTAGCCATTATCTTTTACCTCTCTTTTTGACATCTAATCGTATATTACCAACTTGGAATGGTTGTGAACCATCACCTGTAACTTTCATTTGTACTTGTCTAGCTGTGAACCTAGCATCAGTATATCCATCTGCATCAAAATTAAAATTACCAAAGTTTGTTTCTGCACCTAATGGGTTAAACCTGCCTCTAAAACTAATAGTAACACCTGGTAAAGTATTAGCATCTTCATCTGGAAGAATTTGATTGCATTGTACTAAATTACTGCCTTGAGCAATTTCCATTGGTGCTGTTTCACAAAAGGGTACTTGAATACCAACATTCTCAGAGTTGTTTAAAGCAACATCGCTTTCATGTTCAAAAACATTACCAAGACTATCGCAAGCAATCGGTAAATTAAACACACCCTGATCTATCCAACAGGATCTATCCATAGAACCAATAGACCAAACATTATCAATGTAATTCCAAATAACATATTTATTTGGCACAAGACTTACGCCTGTTGGAAAGAAAAACCACATTTCATTGTAATTAGAATTGTGTCCACCACAGGAAGTAGGTCTATAAGTGTAATTTATATTGTCATATATAAAATCATGCACATCTGATTTAATTTCTTTTATTGCACCGTTGTATATAAAAAATGAGTTTTCACCCATCCAAGCCAGGAAAGAACCAGCAGAAATAATTGTTCTAGGGCTGATAGCTTTACAGTTTGTGCCAGCATCTTGAATACCATAAATAAAAGGAGAGCCAGTATAATACATTCTAGCTATACCAGTATCGGTATAAATAATAATGTCTGTTTGATATTTAATGCCAGCAATAATTCTGCCTCCTGTTGGTACTTGTAAATCACCTGCTGTGTTAGTGGCTGAAGCTATCCAGGTGTTTAGTGTTTCTCTTGATGACCAAGCAATCTTTCTAGGATCGCCACCTGCTCCTAGGGCCACAACATGCCTTTCATTTGTGACCAAAACACCCTCACAGTTTGTTGGTGCACCTGTAACAACACTAGCTATCGTTGCTGGGGTATTAGGATTCCACTCGTATATTTTGCCATCAGAAGGCGAACAGAATAAAAGTATTTCACCAAAATTATCAAAAGAAAAAGTTGTGGTTTTGAAAGATAAACCTGACTGTGAACGAGCATCACCAAAATCTTCTACGCCAAAATGATGAGCACCAAAACCAAGTGGTGATAAAGTATCATCACCAACAAAACCTGTTGGTGTAATGTCATACCAAAGTTCTTCATAATAAATTAAAACACCGTTTCTTGTGCCAACAGCTAAAACTTCTTTACCATCGTTATCGTAGTAAGCATACATGCCTGTTGGTGTTGCTGTTAGAACTACTTCTGAAGCACTTGATGTTCTTGTTAGTGTGGCAGCAATGCTTTCCACATTTGTTTGAAAAGTGTTGATAGTAAAGGTTGTTGTGCTTGGTACTGAAGCAATCGTATAAGTTTGATTTATTTGACTAGCTGGCATACCGCCTGTTGCAGCAAAACCATGTAAATTAATTTTTTCACCTACTATTGCTCCATGTGCGGTAGTGGTGGTAATGGTAATAATAAAACTGCTAGCAGTGGTACTAACTGTACCACTAAATATTCTACCTACTGGATTTGGTCTGAGTTTGTTCCACCCCTTGATTGGAGTGAGATAGCCGTTTTCAAAACGAACTAAATCCCCATCTACCCAACGACCTTTAGTTGCATACTCAGTACCGTTCTTAACGATACCTGCTGGTGGTGTAACGGGGATTAACGCCATTCACTTAACTTCCGATATGGCCTGTTACGACTTTTGGATCTATTAAGTCAGCAATTTGTTCTGCTAAACTATCTTTTAGGTTTTGAACTTCTTCTTCACCCATTACACCTTCAACCCAACCAGTCACAATTTCATTGGTTAAGTCTGCATAGGGAACAAAGTTTTCAATATCATCTACATTTAAAGATTGTGTACCATATACGCTTGCTGCATAAAAATTATCTTCACTGTCTTTTTCATCGCTGACAGCATTGATTCTCCAATGCACATTAAATACCACTTGTGAGTGGTCATCGTGTTCGGGATAATAGTCAACTGTCTGACAATCCCAATTATATTCTATAGCCATTTTAGTTTACTCCTTTTAGTTGGTCTATTTCACTTTCTAGTGACTCGATTTTTGTTATTGCTTCTTGTAGTGCTGCGGTAATTAAAGGCACAAGTTTAGACTGGTCAATGCCTTGCATTTCTTCACCGTCTTTTTCACCTGATATTGCTTCTGGTATTATCGAAGAAACTTCATGTGCCAAAAACCCATCAAATAATGTATCTGTTTCATCTGCAATAAAATTAAATCTTTTTGGCTGTAATTTTTTCAATCTTGTTATTCCATTTGTCATGTCACTAACATTTTCTTTAAGCCTATAATCGGAAGATGTATTATAACTTGTCGAAGATGTTCCATTTGTTGTAATGCTTCCTATTATGTTATTACTTAAATTTCTGAAAGAAGCCATATAGTGAGTAGTAGTTGTATTATTGCTTCCTTTAAAATTCATTAAATAATAATTTTGTGTATCTGTATTACCAAGAAAGTTGAGCCAAGTTTCACCATTACTGTTAATACGAACTCTTTCAGCAATACTATTTACGCCATTTGTTCTTGTTGAAAAGCTTAAAAAAGAGCCATAGTCTCCATCTGTCACATTTTCCTTTCCACCTGTGATACCAGCCATATCGGTAATTGTTGTTCCTGTAAAATTCGCTCTAAATAAAATTCCAGTTTTAGCACTTCCACTTGTAGGGCTATCAACAGAATTTGCTAAAGCTAAACTATATGATTGTCCTATAACAGTAGAGGGATCTCCTTCAATGGCTAATGTGCCGCCTGCAAAACGTAGATTAGCTTCACCATTTAAAGTATTTGCTATACCACTACCTGTAATAACTCTGTCGTCTGCGTTGTTGTTAATTGTGGTGCTATTTACATCAGCGAATTGTAATAAACCTTCAGAACCATTTAGGCTTGTTAGTTTTAAGAATTGCCCTGCTGATCCTTGGGAAGAAGGTAAAACTAATGAGTAATTATTATTCCCACTCATTTCGTTTGGTGCTTTTAGTGCTACATAGTTGTCAGCACCACCAATAGCTTCAAAAAATCTAAGTTCGTTTTGAGATCCTGTTAATTGCACTACGCCTGTGGCTGTTAATGTACCACCAACTTTTAAAGTTTTGCCAGAGCCAACTTGTAGGCCCACAGATGTTCCTGTACCAGCACCATTAAAAATACCATCCAGGGTATCTGTATTTGTATTAAGATAGCCACCCCACTGGTTAGTATCACCACCGACTGTTGGTTTAGCTAGGTTTAAATTAGTTGTATATGATGGCATATTTATTTCCTTTTGTTATTCATAAAATTATACATTATTTTTTAAGTTCTTTTATTTCTTGCTTTAATTCTTCGATCTGTTCTTGTTGCTCTTGCACAGCTTTAATTAATGGTGTGACCAACTTAGAGTAATCCATTTGGTAATAACCATCTTCGGTTTCTGAGACTGCGTTAGGCACTAGCTCTTTAACTTCTTGAGCATACAAACCAATATCTTCTTGTTTATCTGCTTTCCATGCAAACTTTCTTGGATTAAGTTGTTCAACAATACCTAAACCATCAAAGTCTCCGATATCGTCTTTTAATCTAACATCAGATGATGTGTTGTAAGTTGTGGCTGAACCTGTGACTGAGATAGTGCCGACTGTTGTGCCATCTTTTTTAAATATTGCTATATCACCATCACTGGTAAGCCTGTTTAAGGTTAATGAATGTGAGCCATTTCTTGTTGCTTTAAACAAACCATTCGCTTGTAATTCGATACCTACTGTTGCAGTATTTGCAGAAGTTTTGGCTATAAATAAGTTGCCTGAACTGTCCAGTCGCATTTTTTCATTTGTGCTGTATTTAAATTGAATTGCAGAGTCACCTAAGACAATATTAGGTTGTCCACCAAAACCAACAAGTGTTAGAGCTTCGTCATCGTCTGCAACAGCACCTATTCTGAAACCACCACTGTATTCTATTAAATCAAGAGAGTTGATTACATATTTGCCACTCGTACCAGTAATCCTGATATCAGAGTTACTTGAAACAGTACCAGCAACATCCAACTTAGCAGATGGCGAAGTAGTTCCTATGCCAACATTATTACCATATCCGCTTACATATATTGAACCATTTAAATGAAGTCCTCTACTTCCAACTCCAACTTCTCTACTATAAAGATAAGTAAAATTGCTATCAGCATCATAACCAATACTTAATCCTTCAGAGTTAGTATTTTCAAATGCTGCAATACCATAATCTTGAAGACTTGCGTTTTGTATAGCACCTTTAACATGAAGCGGTGAGCTTGGCGAACTAGTTCCTACCCCTAAACGACCTGAACTGTCTATTCTCATACGTTCAGTTGGTGTTGATGAGTTCGTACCATGCCCAATAATAAAATTACCAGAACCATCATTAAAGATACGACTATCTACACCGCCAGAAGGTACAGAAAACAATAAATCTGGTGTTGAAGCACCTATTTGTAATCTGCCTTGAATTAAAGCATCCCCTAGAACATCTAATTTAGTTGAAGGCGAACTCGTTCCTATACCTACGTTGCCTGTTCTTTCTACAGTTAAAGCTACACCATTACCATTATCTTCAAATTTAAGTTTTCTAGCATCTGATTGGTCAT